CGCTCAATGGGTTACTACATTTACTTTTACGGGTAGTTTAGGGATAACAGAGGAGGGTATATTCAATGATGCTTCTGCTGGGACTATGTTAGCCAGTCAGAGCTTTGATGTATTGAATGTTGCGGATGGTGATACTTTAGCAATAACTCATCAGCTTAAATGCGCTTAATAGGAGGAAAATATGCGTAAGTTTACGATTCCACAATTAGTAGTGATTTTGGTTTTAATAGGCATGGCAGTATCTTGGGCCGCTCCTGTAGTAATCCAATCACCTGATGGACAAAGAGATGTAGAAATTTCAGGTGATAGGTTAAGTGTTAATACTGCCGGAAGGTCTAATGGGCTTCACTCGGTAATAGGTTCAGGTTGGTTGCACTTAGGTCCTTGTTGGGTTCAATCTATCCATGCTTACGGTTCTGTGAATGATACTATCGGGTTTTACAATGCTTTATCAGGATATGATTTAGACGGTAAAGGAATAGAGTACGAGTTAAAGATAGGCGCAAACGATTTCCACGCTTCAGCTAACCCAGGTGGCGCATATTTTGACAGAGGTTTATATGTTTTTTCATCTAATACCACAACCCTGATCACAGCCGTATGGGACTATTAAATGTAACAAGGGTATTCCAAGGGTTACTTCTACTATCCCCTATCTGCGTAGGAGCGATGATAGATATGGATATGTTTGACATAATTTTCTTTAGAATAGGGGTTGCTGTTCTATTTATGGCATCGCTTTTTGATTATCCAAAGAGAGTATTTCCGTATGATTTAAAGAAAATTCTCTTTACTCTTTTAGCTTTGTGTTTATGGAATACTTGTAATTCAGCGTTTGCTAACCCGCAAATAGGAAACTTCTTGAATATTTTTTTAGCTGTTTATGTTTTTTATATGGTTTATTGCTATTGGGATAAATCTAAAAGTTTTAAAAAATATATCCTGATAGCCGTAGGGATAAACGCTGGATTTCTGATAATTCAAAAATTAGGCTTTGACCCGATTTGGGATATTCCTGTATATAAAGGTCAAGAGGGGGCTTTATTGGGAAATGGCCCAAGATTCGCAACTTATTTTGCTTTAGTCTTGCCGTTACTTCCTACATACCTTACGCTTATTTTAGGGGTAGTCTTTGTCAAATTAACTAATCAATATGCGATATTTATTCCTTTGGCGGTAATACTTATATTCAAGCCTAAATCAATATCAGGAAGAATGATTATAGGATTGATGGTTTTAACAGGTATGGTTTTACTGCGTGAAAGATTATTCCAGTCTTTAGTTTTTCGTTTCAATATGGCTTGGAAGCCCATTCTTTGCGAATTTTTTAACAAGCCTCTTTTGGGTTTTGGGCTGGGGCAGAGAGGAATACCAGAATTGGAAGTAGTAGGTTCAAGTTATTTACAGTTTATCGTTTCAGTAGGAGTTTTAGGGGTAGTATGGTTCGGATATGTATTTAAAAGTATTTATAAAAAAATAAGAAATAACCCTGAAAGCATAGCTTTGGTTTCTTTAGCTCTGCTTATGACGGTTGAGTATCCGATTGAGATAAGAAGATTATGGTTTACAATCATAGCGATATTAACAATGTTCTTAATCAAAAGCGAGGTAAAAGATGTCATTCAATAACGATTGGGATAATTCAGTTCCTATTGACCATACTAAATTTAAAAACTTACCTGGCGAGGTAAGGGATGTAAGGATTGACCTTGAAGATAGGTTGAATACTATCCTGTCAGGGTTTGTCTCTGGCGAGACTATCCAGGGGATAAAATTAGGGAAATTTATTACCGTAGGCACAGGAAATGCTTCTACCCCTGATGGCACAGGTAGTGCCGCTACCCTTGATGTATTCGTTAAGACCGTTGACGGTGGAGAAGAACTTTGTTTAGTAAATTCATCAGGAAATGTTTTACAATTCACAACTGACGCGGCTACTAAAATAGTCGCTGATGAAGTTGGGGGTTATGGAGTATCAACTACCGCGGTAGAGAGTAAGATACCGATTATGGGAGCAAGTGGTTATTTACCAGATAACTCAGTAGATACTACTGCATTAAAAACTACATCTGGGGCAGTAAGTAGTGCCTCGGCAGGGAATCAAACTTTACCTGGAGGAGCTTACGGGTTTTATCCTCAGACTAAAGTTGACGGAGGAACAACATCAGCAATTTATGTAAGCTATAATGCTACTAATACTTCTTATGTTACTACCATTGGATTTTTACCACAAGGTAGCGTAACTTGCTACGCTCAGCAATATTATGTAACAGCATCAGGAAAGGATTTTTGGATATTCTTACTTATTAACAAAGTTACCCGTGATATCCTTTCTTCTTATGCCGCGCCAGATCACCCAGCTTATGGGAATGGAGGAGATTTTAATGAATTACCGCATCCATTCTTGAGTTATGACGAAACTAAACATGAAGTAGTTTTAGTTGATAATTCTTCTGTTTCCCAACTTAAATCAAAAACTACGAGAAAGAAGGGAATACTTGAGTTAATAAACGAAGATTACAAAATAGATGATAAGGAAGAAAAATACTCTCCGTTACATAGTGGTCAATTTATGGGGGAGAAACCTGTAATGGTTGAGAAAATACCTGAATATATCAAAGTGAGAAAACTTATAAAAAAATGAGCCGAGTAAAAATTATACCAACAGCCTTACCAAATAAAGGGCTGATACTTAATAAACCGGAGGAATTTCTTAAAAATAATTTCTCTACTGGTGATAGCCGAAATATGGAGTTTTACAATGAACTATTGCAAGGGAGATTAGGTCTTGATGCTTTGATTGATTATGAACTTTCCGGACCTATCCAGTTAATTGACCAATTCTGGGAATATTCAGGATCTTGGCATTTTTTAATTGCTACTACTAAAGATATTTATAAGTATAACTTTGCCCCTGGAACTGGCGGAACGGCATATCTTGACATTTTGACCCCTCTATATACTACAGGTTCAATCTGTGCTGACGGAACAGGAGTAAGCACAACTTTAGTCGTAGGAAGCGATCCTACGACAGATTTTGACGGAAACGGAATCAAAGCCGGGGATTTCTTAAAAGTGGGTACAGCAAGCCCTCTTTCCACAGATACCTGGTATGAGATAGTAAGCGTAACGGCAGGGACAGGAAGTTCGGCAGAGATTATTTTAACTGACTCCGGGCCTTCTGTAATAGACTCTCAATTTACCATTCGAAAATGTTTTTCAGGTTCAAGCACAGATTTTTGGCAAACAAGGACTTTTATTGATGAGAATTTAGGTGATACCTGGATAGCAACTAACGGTGTTGATTTCCCTCAATACTGGGTAGGTTCAGGGCAGATGATTACTTTAGGCACAGATGCCGGAGGATTTACTGCGGCTAAATTTATAGAGGTTTATAAAGATAGGGTTTTATTAGGCTATACAGTAGAGGGAGGAGGAAATCAACCTCAAAGAGTTCGCTGGTCTGGTGTGGCTAATTGCGCAGAATGGGCAGAGGGAGATTTTAGGGATTTTATGGATGACGGTTACTGGATTACGGGAATGGGCATAATGGCATCTTCTCATATAATATTCAGGGAAAGAGACGCTTTTATAGGGCGTTATATTGGGGGAGATTATGTGTTTGACTGGGATAAATCTTCTTCTTGTGCAGGGGTATGGGCCGCCACTTCTTTAGTTTTGTTTGAAAGAGACGCTTATTACTATGGGCCTGATAATAAATTTCACCACTGGAATCTTTTGAGCGATGAAGTTATTTCAGAGGGCATTTTTCCTCATACTAAAGATTATAACCCTAATCTTGAACAGACCATCTTTGGCTGGCAGGTAGAAGGTAAAAACCAAGTTAGATGGTTCTGCCCTTATTCTGACACCGATTATCATAACGAAGTGATAGTTTATGATTATTCAGAACAAATCTTGCAGATTTGGGAATATGAGATTGCTCAGGCTTGTTGTTCAATGGGGGAATACTTAAATACTGAAGATTTATATATGGATGACTCTGTCTGGGGGGAGTATTACTTGGATGAAATGGAAGGGTATTTTGATGATAGATTCTTTTTGGATGCCGCCCCGGTTACGGTTTACGGAGGATATGACGGATATTTAAGGA